CGGCAACTGAAGGCGATTCACGTCCGCCGCCGGCAATTGGGCCTGGACGACGAAACCTACCGGGACGCGCTGGAGCGCGCGACCGGCAAGCGGTCCGCGGCCGAGATGACGGAGTGGGAGCGCCGGCAGGCGCTGGATGAACTGACCCGCCTCGGCGCGCCCCGCACAGGTCTGGGGCCAAAGCCGCTGCGCAGCGGCCAGGCCAAGAAGGCGCTGGCGCTATGGCGCGCGCTCTACAACTTAGGCGCCTTGCGTGACGACTCCGAAGCCGCGTTGGACCGCTGGGTGCGGTCCTCCAATTTCCGCGTCTCGGCGCTCCGGTTCGCCGACGCGCCGGCGCTCAACCAGGTCATCGAGGGCTTGAAGTCCTGGCTGGCGCGCGTTGCTGCGCTGGCCGCGCCGACGGACGACGGCGTCACGCAACTGAACGCCTGGAGGTCAGGCGCTGGGTTGGCGTCGGTCGATGCTGGCGCGGCGGCCAAGTTCCGGCTGATCGAGGCGCAATGGCGGCGCCTGGCGGAGCTGGGGGCCTTTGAAACGCCCGCTGCCAGGCTGGACACTTATCTCGCCAAGCGCGGCCACGTCGCAGCGACGCATTTTCTGGAGCCCGCTACGGCGGACGCCATCATCGAGGAACTCGGCATCTGGATCAGGCGCGTACAGAAGGAGACCGCAGGGTGAGTGACAAGCTCAAGGCCATTGGTGGTGTTCGCCTCGACCCGCACCGCGGTGAGGATGGGGGTGAGGAGGCAGGAGCGCTTGTGGCAGAGCAGGCCACCAGGATGCGGATGCTCGGCGACGAACTCTTGAACGAGTTGGGAGAGGAGTTGGCCGCACACCAGGCGGCGGTGGCCGCTGCCATCGCGCGCGGCGAGATTGATACCGCGATCATGCGCGGCCGGATGCTGCGCGGCCAGGCGATCGCGACCTGGGTCGAGCGGCAGCGGCTCGACCTATGGGCGCTCATCCTCGCAGCGGTCATCATCACGGTGGTCGCCGTCGCGTTCGGCGAGGGCTGGGGTGTGTGGTTGCGGGCAATGGTTGGCCAATGAGGACATGCTGCGAGACGTGCCTCTTCTGGGACCCTGAGAGGACTAGGCCTGAGAGGACTAGGAGTGAGACGTCCTATCTCGGGCTGTGTCGCCGTGGGACGCCCAGCGTGACGCTGACACCCGCCGGCGCGCGGGGGATTTGGCCGACCGTCGGCAGGGACCAGTGGTGCGGAGAACACACGACCGTCACGAGAACGGAGGAGGCCGAGAATGGCGGATGACCCGGCGCTCTATCTCCCGCCTGTCCTGGCGCAACTGGCGGAGGCAACATCGTTGGGCACCGCACTCGCGCTCGCCCGGGCGTGCGGCGGCCGGGAGATGTGGGTCCCGGAGGAGCCGGGGCCTGATCACGCGCTGACCAAGGCGCTGGGATCGCTCGACCTCGCGCGGGAGGTGGCGGCGGCGCTGGGGCCTGGGCCGTTGAGTGTGCCCTCGGCCAGGTCGTTTGTTGCCGCCGAATTCAGGATACGGGTCAAGGCGGCTCTGGCCCGAGGCGAGACCGTGACCGCGATTGCCGCGCGGGAGGGGTGCGGCATCCGCTGGGTGCGCCGGGTGGCGCGCCGGATGAGGGCTTAGACCCCCTGCCGGCCGTGCCACGGTAGTGGATCTATGGCGAAATGCCATCGATCGCCAGCCATGCCCGTCAGTTCCGCCGCCACGTCGTCGATGTGGTGTGTGATCACCTGGCGCGCGCGCGCCCCGCGCTGGGCACCGAGGCCGCGCGGCGGTTGCTGATCGGCACAGCTGTCTATGAGAGCAGCCTGCAGGCGCTCGAACAGGATGGCGGTGGCCCTGCGCGCAGCTATTTCCAGATCGAGCCAGCGACCGCGCACGATGTTGCGCGCGCGATGTTCAAGGACGAAGCCGTCAGCGCCGCGGTCAGCGAATTGCGCACCCGCACGCCGACGGACCTGATGGCCCAGATCACCGCCAACCCTCTGTTCGCCTGCGCGATCGCGCGCTTGGTCTACTGGCGCGCGCCGGCCCCACTGCCGGACGCCGACGATCTCACAGGACTCGGGGCCTACTACAAGCGGTTCTACAACACAAGCGAAGGAAAAGGCACCGCGGTTGGGTGGACGAGATCCTATCGCAAGTACGTCGGAGAGGGCGCATGAGTGGAGACGGTGTGCAGACGACAAAGTTCTGGCAGTCCGGGACCTTCTGGTCTTTCGTTGTGACCGCCATCGCTCAGGTCGTTCAGCAGGCGGTCGCGCCAGGGGGAATGCTGCATTTTTCGGCCGTCGATAGCCTGCCGCCGGAGGTTGCCGGCCAGGCGTTGAACGTGACTGGGCCGGCCACCCTGGTCAGCATTCTTACCGGTCTTTGGCGGCGCACCGTCGCCAAGGGGCCGCTGAGCTGGCGGTTCTAAGGGGGCACCGTGGACCAGGCGGTGCCGATCGGCCAACTGATGCAGATCGGCCTGGCTGGCGGCGGCATTGTGGTGTCGGTGCTGGCCGCTGCCGTCTGGGCTGTCCTGCGCCAGGCGACCATGCGCTTCAGCGCCGATGCGGCGGAGCTCAAGGAACACCTCAAGGCGCACGCAGCCGACGAACAGCAGCTGCTCGACCGGCTCGCGAACGATCACATCGACACCCGCAAGCGGGTCAGCACCCTGCACGAGCGGATCGAGGGGGTCAGTACCGAAATGAAAGCGGTGCAGTCGCGCCTCGACCAGACACCCGGAACCCGTGACCTCCACGCGCTCTCGATCCAGGTGACGACGATGGTTGGTGGCATGGAAGCCCTCGGCGTCCGGATCGGCGGTCTGGAACAGCTGATGGTCCGGATTGAGCGGCAGCTTGGCCGCCATGAGGACGCTCTCCTCACGGAGCGGCGCGGATGACGGCACTCGCTGCGCTCCTCGCCGCCCAACGGCGGCTCTCCATCCTGCAGATCCTGGCGGCCAGCCCGGGCGGCACGCTCAACACCGCGATCATCGACAAGGCCCTGGACGAGGCGGACCTGCGCACGCCGCGGGCGACCGTCGATGCCGACGTCGCCTGGCTGCACGGCGAGGCGCTGGTCACGATGAGCCGCGTGGGCCCCTACCTGGTGGCTGCGATCACGCAAGCCGGCCGCGACGTGGCGGCCGGTGAGGACAGCCACGAGGGTGTGGCCCACCCAGAGTGGATCTGACGGGGCGCTGCGGTGGCGCGCCCCTCCTCGATCGACCGGTTACCCGAGGCGGTGCGCGAGCTGATCGGCAAGCTGCGCGGGCAGGGGCGCACCATCGATGAAATCCTGTCTCAGTTGCAGACACTTGATGTCGATGTGTCGCGCTCGGCGCTCGGCCGCCACACGCAATGGCTGGACCGCGTCTCGGAGCGGATGCTGCAATCGCGCCAGGTGACCGAGGCCCTGATCGAGCGCTTGGGCGCTGTCGGTGAAAACCGGCAGGTCCGCCTGATCGCCGAACTGGTCGGGACCGGCATGTTCGAAGCGCTGAGTGAGGCTGAAGGCTTGTCGGCGGCGGAACACGCGCACCTGGCGCGCGCGGTCAAGGACTTAAGCCAGACGCTGCGGACGGACGCTGCCTACACCGAGCGCGTCCGCGCGCTGGCGGCGGCCGAGGCCAGGGAACGGGCGGCGGCTGAGGTGGCCGCGAACCCCGCCATGCAGGGGCTCTCGGCCGGCACGATCGAGGCGATCAAGTCGACGATCCTCGGCGTGCAGGCATGACGGCGCAGCTGCCGGATGCACTCGCCGGTCAGCCGCTGCCGGCGGTGCTGCTGCCCTACCAGCAGGCAGCGGTGCGGGCGATCGCAGCCCACCCGGTGGTGGTGTGGGAGAAGTCGCGGCGCATCGGCGCGACCTGGGGGATCGGTGCTGCAGCCGTGTTGACCGCCGGCGCCGCGCGCAGCGCGGGCGGCATGGACGTCCTCTACATCGGCTATTCGGAGGACATGACGCGCGAGTTCATCGACGCTTGCGCGATGTGGGCGCGCGCGTTTGCTCCCGCCGCGACAGCGGTCGAGGAGACGCTGTTCGCAACAGACACGCGCGATATCAAGGCGTTCCGGATCGTCTTTGCATCAGGCTATGAGATCCTGGCGCTCTCGTCCCGGCCGCGCAACCTGCGCGGCAAGCAGGGGTTGGTGATCCTCGATGAGGCCGCGTTTCATGACGACTTAACCGGCCTGTTAGCGGCTGCCACGCCGCTCCTGATCTGGGGCGGTCGGGTGTTGGTGTTGAGCTCGCACAACGGTGAGGCCAGCGCGTTCAATCAGCTCGTCACCGATATTCGCGCCGGCCGCGTTCCCTATCACCTCATGACGACCACCTTCGCCGACGCGCTGAAGGACGGGCTTTACCGCCGGATCGGCCTCGTTACCGGCCGGCCATGGTCCGAGGCCGCGGAGCTCGCCTGGGAGGCGGAAATCCGCGCCCAGCAGCGTGACCCAGCGCAGGAGCTGGACTGCATCCCCGCATCCTCATCCGGCACCGTGCTGGCTGGCACCCTGATCGAGGCGCGCCAGGAAGGGTCCATCCCCGTGCTGCGCTTCCAAGGTCCGCCCGGCATGGCCGAGCAGCCCGCTTCCGACCGGGAGGCCGCCGTGCGCGCCTGGTGGGAGGCTACGGTCAGACCCGCGCTCATGGCGGCCCCGCAGGACAGCCCGACCTGGGTTGGGGTCGACTTCGGCCGCCAGACCGACCTGACGGTGATCTGGCCTGTGCAGATGGGCCGCGACATGCGGCGCCGCCCTCCGTGTGTCATCGAGCTCCGCACCGTGCCGTGGGAGCAGCAGCGACAGATCCTGTGGTGGACGCTTGACGCACTCCCCCGCTTAAGCGGCGGCGCGCTGGATGCCGCCGGCATCGGCGCCGTGCTGGCGGAGGAGACCGCGCAGCGTTACGGGCTCACACTGTGGACTCGTGTCGGCATCGACCAGGGTTGGCAGGCCTGGTATCGCGACCACATGCCGCGGCTGATCGCCGCCTTCGAGGACGATATGACCCGCATCCCGCGTGATCGCGACATCTACGACGACCACCGCGCGCTGCAACGCGTGAACGGCATCATCCAGCCGCCGCCGGCGCGCACCCGCACTGCCAGCGGGGAGCGGCACGCGGACGCGGCGATTGCGCACGCGCTGGCGTTCGTCGCCTCGGCGCTGGTCGGTGTGCCCATCGGCTACCGGGCGGCCGGCCATGAACGGCCGGCATGCGCGCCGTGGCCGTGGGTGGGCAGCGGCTGGCGGATGCGAGGGCTCGCGACGCCACTCACGATGGCGCGGTGGACGGCAGGACAGACCCCATGGCGGTAATCTACGGCCCCGACGGCAACCGGCTGCAGCTCCCACGGCGGCCGCTGTTGGGCGAGACCGCCTCCGCACGGCGCGACAACGGCATCACCGGCGGCTGGCTGGGGGAGCTGATCCCCCGGCGCGACGCGACGCTCACCGCCATTGGCGGCCAGATCCAGGCCTACCGGGCGCTGCTGCAGGACGACCAGGTGGCCGCCTGCTGGCAGCAGCGGGTGATGGCGCTCACCTCGACGGAGTGGGAGGTCGAGCCGGCCAGCGACCGGCGCGCCGACCGCACGGCGGCCGAGGCGCTCCGGGCCGAGCTTGACCGGCTCGATTTCGACCGGATCACCCGGCAGATGCTGCTAGGGGTCTTTCACGGCCTCGCGGTCGCGGAGATCCTGTGGGCACCGGACGGCGACCGGGTGGCGATTGCGGACATCCGGCCGCGGCAGGTCGAGCGCTTCGCCTTCGATGTCGATGGCAACCTGCGGCTCCTGACCCGCGAGAACCTGCGCGGCGAACAGCTGCCACCGGCCAAGTTCTGGTGTTACACCTACGGCGCAGAGCACGCGGACGACCCCTACGGGGTCGGCCTGGCGGCGGCGCTCTACTGGCCGGTGTGGCTGAAGCGCAATGCGGCCAGGATGTGGGCGATCGCGCTCGAAAAGTTC